ATGCCATCTAGAGTTTCTCTCCTTACTTCTACAGCATTCTTATATACAAAAATACTACACAATGAATCAGATGTGGTGGTTTTACCTTCTGATACAGGATCAATAGAGGCGTAGTATAAACCAAATCCAGGTTTTTTTATAGGTCTTTCATATACAACAGGTACACCCCTCTTATCTTGCATTTTTTTATCTACCGGAAATTTAGATATTGGAACTCTTCTGCTAATAGTAGGTACTATTCCATCATGACTTCTTTCTAGTTCTATATGTTCGTATGAATATTCTTTATCTTCAATTTTTTTAAGTTGTTTTGATATGATACCTTGTGGAAATATAGATTCCTTTCTATATGCAAATCCCTCCGCAATATTTGTTGGTTTCTGAGATATCCTTAATTGGTATTGCTCCGGATTTAATTTTTGCTTCCAGTCTTCTCTTTCTTTTAGTATAGCCTCAAGAGCTTCATCCACAAGAGAATTTCCAAAAGTATCTATAAATGGCGGCATAGACCATTGCTCTGGAATAAATAATCCTGATAAACCTATAGTACCGTTCTTATCAAGAAGGTTTGTTTTTACAGCATATATGTCATTATTTATAGGATTTAGTATCATCTCTTTAAGTGGGTTGCACTGATCTAAATCACCAACAGATCCTGCAGCTATAAACTGACCTGTAGTCATCATACCGGAAGACATTGCAGGACGTAAGTACTCATATGTATCCATCATCTTAGATGCAATCCCAGCCTCTTCATGAAAAAAGTATGTTGTGGGCCCACCTACACCAGTTGTTGCATTTTTTTCAAATGAAGCACCTTGTATCTTAGATTTTAAACCTTTGCTAGTTTTTCTATTTGAACTTGCAATCTTAACTTCAATTTGTTGTTGCCAAAGTAAAACCTTCTCTGGATTACTTGGCCTATACCAAGCAGTATGCTCATTAAGAAAATCTTTATATTCTTCAAGAAACTTCCAAGATCCTTTATCATTAATATAATCTTTTAGACTGGCTCCTATTTTACATACAGAACCCTCCTCAAACCAATAAGTATTTATAAGCTTGCCCATATGAAAATAAGACGATGCTATTTGACGTTTTTTAAATATAGCTACATGTTTATTATTTAATTCCGCTAGTATTTCATATAATGCCATATGGTATTGGGCATCTCTAACTTTAGCAAACCCGTATGCCTTTTCTTCCTTATCATATATAGGAAGAAAGTTTAGCCACATATAATAATCTCTAGTTAAATACCAGATCTTACCATCATTTTGGTATATTACACCTAATCTGCACTTTGCTTTTTCAGCATCCCAATACTTTCTAAAATCTTTACCCCCAACGGGAGCATTTAAATAAACACCTACACTATTAAATTTTCTGGCTTCTTGATTGAATATTTTAGAAGTTTCATCAAATTCATACTGACCAGGTTCCTTAAATAAAGGCAATAAAAAGTCTAACCATTCCTGATCAGTTTCAAAAGTGGTTGTTGTCCAATCCCCATTTAAATATGTAGGTACTATTCTCAGAGCTCAACTATTGCAAGTATTGTATCTACACCTATAAGTTGATGGCTTTCACCATCATGACGCATTTGAACTCCTTCGGCATATTCAGCGTACTTCACAATATCCCCGGGTTTAACTGCTAAAACCCCCTCACCTACAGCTACTACATCTGCTATAAAGTCTGGTTTAGTGTTTGGGTTTATAATATTAGTTCCTGCAAAGAGCTCTTGTGGCTTTCTGTCTTTAATTAGTACTTTTCTTCCTACTGGTATTACTTTCATTGGTTTTATTTTACATTTGATCGTAGGCCAACCCTTGGCCTCCTCTTACTGTTGATTGTTGTTCATCTTTTAAATCTTTATACGCGCCTTTAAATGATTGCCTAATGCTATCAAAGTCTTTGGCAACAGCTCTTATTTGGCTAATATTACCGTCTCTACCGTCTGTTATCTGAGTGTTGGCCATATAGGTTGCCATATTGTCTAAAGCTTTCTTAATGCCCATATAAGCCCTCATTGTGGGTGTCTCATATAACTTGTGACACATATCCAAGGCAAGTCTTATCTTGCTATCTTCTGGAGACTCCTCTAAGCCCACCTCTTCTATAATGATGTCTTCCTTCTCATGTTCTGGTAAATGAAAAAAGGGATTCATGTCTGGATTAGGGCAGCTCATATAAAACAAATATTTTAATATGTTTAAATAAGTTTCTGGATACTCATCCATTATATCCTTTAAAAAATTTAGCGTATAACAATGATCTGTTAAAACTAAAGCTCCATTATCTACTTCAAAAAGTTTTATTAACATATTATTCTCTTATTACTAATTGTAAATCTGTTACTAACATATCATCATTACTACTGATGTTTTCAACATATAGTTCTATAGTATCTGAATTATTCATTAGACTACCATAAACCATAGTAATTGCATCATTAGGATTAGCTCTTACTTGAGTTTGGGAACCAGGCAACTGAACACCATTTTTATAGTAGTAAAATGTATAATCATCCGCACCTGTACCCTGTTTATCAAATGTTATTGTACAGTGTAGAGAAACATAAACTTGTTTTGTACCAATATACGTATTTACTCCAGCAGCACTTGTTGTAAATCTTACACTTGCTTGTTGAGTAGCTCCACCACCCATATTAATTTGTGTAGGTACATTCTGCGTTAGAGATGTAATAGTAGCATTTCCAGTTAACGTCATAACAGTACCACTTACGGAATTCAATAAACCTTGATTTGCAAATACATCATACCCAGTAGTTTGTGCAGATGAATAATCAGGTAAAAGAACTACAGGTACTTCGGGTAAAAATATTTTACCTGTAGTTAAACCTACAGTAACAAAGGCATTAGAAGATATAGTACCAAATCCTGTAGTAGATCCTGTTGCTATTTCAATACCATTCTGAGTTTGTTGAGGATGTATTACACATCCATTTATATTAACTGCTCCAAATGATGCTAAGTTATTGGGTAATAACTCTATCATAGAACAAGTAGCCCATCCTCCTGGTGTTGGTATGGTAGTTTCGTCAAACCATCTAATTAATTCACAAGATGTTATTTCTATTTTAGAAGTATCTTCAAATCTCAAACCAAAGTTTTGAGCTTTAACATAGAAAAATAAACAGTTATTTATATCTACAAGATCAAAACCTTTGATGTCCATTACATCATATGTACCTCTAAACTGACAGTTTAAAAATGTAAGAGTTTTTAATCTACCTGCATTATATCCTGCAGCGTCAACATTAGTTGCTAAAATAATTGATCCTGTTGCTCTAGTTCCTGAAAGCCTAATGCTTGACATACTAAAATTAACATCAACTATAGTAAGCATAGGTCCTGTAGCTTCCCATATTAAATGATCTGAATTTCTATCTAGGCCTATAATCTCAACACCTTCTACATTACATGTTATGGGGGAAGATATGTTTATTTCTCCTCTAATTATGTAAGTAGTGTTTGCTACTAAAGTTGCAGGTAGGTCAGAAGCTTCTGTAACTTCCCTAATTATTCTAGCATTTACAGTTCTTATTTTTTTACCGCTATCCCAAGTAAGTGTACCATCTAGCGTAGCAACTCTACCATCTGCCACATTACCATCATTAAGATAAATGTTTTCAAACGCACTTCTTATTTCTAAATCCTCATCTGCTCCAGGATTTAATTTTGCAATTGAAATACCCGTACCAGCAACAAGTTTATTTTCCAAAAAGTCAGCTGTAGTATCTGCAGAAGATACCTTTACTTTATGAGGATCAACTCCTGGTCCTATAGGTAACAATTTACCAAATGTTGTCGGAGACATTGCAACATAATGTACGTTATTGTTTCCATCAATATAAACTTGTGTAATTTGCCTATCTCTATAAGGTTGATTGGCAGAACTTATATAACGTTGGTAAGCTATAACCTTATCTAAATCTATTGTTATTTTAGATGAGACTAATGTAGGTATATTATTTT